GCGTTCCGCGACGCCGCCGTCAAGCTGGGGCTCGATCATGATGTCTTTGGGCGTCACCTTCTGGAACTGGCTGTCCAGTTCCTGCAGGATCTTCTCGACGTGGGGCCCGAACGGGATCTGATAGGTCTCGAGCTGGTCGTTGGCGGCCTCGATCCTGTCGAGCTCGAGCTCAAGCTGTTTTTGAACGCGCTCGGTCTTGAGCTTGCTCGCTGAAACGGCGGCTTTAATTTCGATGGGGAGGGCGGCCAGGCTAAGTTTGAACGCTTTTCTGTTTTTGTCCCAGGCCCCCCCCATGTCTCGAATTGTCTTTGAGATCGACGAAGAAAACTCACCGATGAAGTATTCGTCCCGGTACTGTATCTTCCCGCCGTGGAGCGCGGCGATCAGGCCCTTCTTGGTGTTCCACTTCACTTCAAGCCCGGTCTCGTCCTCCAAAAGCTCAAGCAGTGGGCGGTAGATCAAATCGTAAAGGTGGAAGTCGAGCTCCTTGATGATTTCGTCGGAGTAGCGGTCCTTGTCGAGGATTGGCTTCAGGCGGCGCTGGGGCATGGGTTAGCCTACCCGCATGATTCGGAGTTCGCCTCGGGCCTGGTATAAAAAACAGCTGGCGCGGTTGTGGTTCCCGAGGAAGTAAAACGTCATAAATCCCGCTGAGTGTGGGGGCATCGGTTACCTCCGCTTGCTGTTGCCTTTGGGCGCTTCCTCGCGTGCGCTGTCCTGAGGCTGGTCGGTGCTCATGGAGCTCATGGGAACCTCGGGGTCTTTGATCCCCTTCGAGACTTCCGTTTCCATGACAAAAATGCCCTCTTTCTTCAGGGCTTCGCAGTATTCGACAGGGTTCAGAATGCCCTGGCTGTAAAGCGCAGACAGGCGGTTGAACTTGTTCGTCTTGACCGTTTCCTCTTGCTCGGTCGACAGGATCCGGAGGGGCTTGAATTTAAACTCCACGTCTGGCGCGAAGCCGAAAAGGACGCGGCACGCGAGCGGGATCACTTCAAGAAGGATCTCGGTCGCCTGACCTCGGACCTCGCTCTCGATCAGGGCGTTGTAGTTCTCGATGTCGTCCTCGCCGGAGTTGAAGCCGGAGGCGGAAAGCCCGAAGAGTTTCGTCACGGGCATTCTTGCGGCCGCGGCCATGCTGATCCTGTTCTGGTTTAGGATCTCTGGCAAGCCGGAGAAGCTGATCTGCTTCTGGTCGTAGTCGTCCTCTTTGTCGATCGCGAGCATGTTGTGGAAGTTCTTCGTCATGGCGGCCACGCGCAGGAATTCGCTCGTCATGGTCTGCGCGAGCCCGGAGAGTTGCTGGTCGTTGAACCCCTGGATCTTCACCACGTCGATCTTGGCTTCGTCGACGAGCTCGTAGATCAGGTCCTCGTTCTTGAGAAACGCCTGGGCCGGGCGGATCATGCGCTCGATCTCGGACATGCCCCAGCCCTGGAGCCGGGCCCGGATGAAGCTAGGAGCTTCTTTCCCGTTGATCTTGAGCACCCGGCTCTTGTGCATCTTCTGGCCGTAGTAATTATACGGGGTCTCGCTCTTGGAAATGGCGGCATAGTTCAGCGTCAGCTCCCAGCGGTCCGCGGCGATCAACGCAAAGAGATCATTCTGCCCGAGGCTGTCCGGCTTGAATTCGGTCTCGGGGTCCTGGTCCGTGTTCAGGATCAGTCCGGCCCCGCCGAATAACTTCGCCCAGCGCATGCCATCCTTCAGCACGGGAATGATGTGCCGGTTCATGTAATCATTCAGGCGCTTCAGGTCCTCGGAGTCCAGCTCGTCACATGTCAGTTCTAGTCCACCTCTGAACGCGTCCTCGACCGGCTGATCGATCGCGGTCTGGATCGGGCCGTGAGTAAAATAGGTATAGCTCAGGAGGATCCGGTTCAGGGAGAGCGGCGAGAAGTTCGCGTCATACGACATGCCGTAAGGGTTTGAAAGCGGCGCCTGGTTCCCGCCCATGAATCCGCCGAACACGCCGGAGAGCATGTCGTTGGCCGGGCTTGGGCTGTAGGCGTTTCGGAGCGCCCTCACTCGGTTCGCGCCCTTTACTGCCTTCACCTTCGCGTTCTTTGCTCGTCGGATCTTTTTCATGATTTCCTCGCTAGTGCGTCGTAGATCGTGGTTTTCTTTTTCATGTATCGTTCAAGAGCGTATCTGCAATTATGGACAAGAATCCCGTTTGCAAAAAACTCGGGCTGGTCTTTTACGGTGAGGTCGTAGACTTCAGGTTCTTTTTCGGAGAGCACGGAGACGGTTAGCACACGATCTGCCACAAGTCTCGACTTTCTTGAATTTGTTGAACTGGATGATTTTCCCGCAAACGGCGCAGTTGGCGACAACTTCGTCGATTCTGTTCCACCTACGCCATTTTGATTTGCATGCGTTAGAGCAGAACCTTGACCTTTGCCCGACCCATACGACATACGGCTTAAGGCATTGAGAGCATCTGCGCTGATGAACTTTTCTTTTTTTTGCGACTTCGACGGCGTGCTTGCTGTGCCACGCTCGTCCCTCTTTGCTTCCGTGCCACTTCGCCGCAAGATGCCGAACGTTGTCGAGGCTTTTTCTTGCGGCCGCTTTGCTTCGTTCCGTTGCTCCGTGCCACATAAGATGTTTTTTTGCTTGGATGCATTCAAGGTTTGATATTTCGTTGTTGAGCGCATTTCCGTCTTTGTGGTGGATCTGGTGGCCTTTTGGAACTGGTCCGTTTTTAGCTTCCCATATTGCCCGGTGAAGATTAAACCCTCCTGATCTTCGGAAGTACACTCTGTCAGTCCATTTTTTCGCATCCGGGTAGCGACGATATGCGCGACCTTCAAAAATAATCTTTTCATTCTTTGCCATGGTGTTTCCTCCGATACGGTTAAAAGCTCATGTCCGTATCTTACCGCATCGGCTCGAATAAATCCATCTTTTGTCCATATTTTGTGGTCTGGGGTGCATGTTATCGCCTTTCCAGATTCTGTTTTGATCTCCAAAACTTCAGCGTTCTTTCTCGAGGCTCCGCTCCATTCCACGCGCTTGAATCCTGCGCGAGTAAGAACCTTCTCTCCGACCTTTATGTCTTTAATTGCCTTCTCACCTGATTCTGTGATAATCATTGAATCTCCCTTGAGACATGCGTCAGGGCTATGGTCCGAGCCCTCTGCTGGGATCGGGATAACTCGCCCCGTGATCCGGTCCTGCTTCCAGCGCCAGTTCTGGAAATCACTAATGGTTCCCTTGCACCTGGGGTGGATGATAACTTCCTCAAAAGAGCGTAAAAACTGAATGCCATCCTCTACGGATCCTTTCCCTTTCTCCGCGCCGACAATGTTAAAGCCCTGGCGCTTTAGGAGCGATATAGTCTCGGGCCGTGCGCTGTCCGCCCGGATCTCCCATTTCGGTCCGCCGAGCGTCCTCCGGCTTTCCGGCACGGTCAGGAAGAAGTTCTCGAGCTCCATCAGCTCGATGCCGTGCCCGTATGCCTCGTAATCGATAAAGAGCTTGGTCCCCTTGATAAAACAACGGAGGAGCACGGTCGGGTCGACCGAGAAGCCAAAGTCCGCGCCGAAGAGCAGTTGCGCGTCCGGCGGGGTCTCGAACGCTTCCACCTTTATTTTACCTCGCATAATAAGCGCTTCCCCGTAGGTCTTGGGGAGCCCGAGCCAGACGTGCTCGTATTTCTCGTAATCGACGCGCTTGTCGTACTCCATCTCCCGGCGCAAGGTTTCCGGGAACCACGGGTTGTCGGCGTAGGTCGAGAACACGATGTTGCTGTCCGGCGGCGGGTTTTTATGGAACCGGATGTAAGTCGCGCTGTTCTCGCTCTCCGGGTTGTAGCTCACGTAGAATTGCGATCCTTGGGCGCGGATCGTTGGGATCAGCACAGTCCACGAGTATTCGCTCACGGCCTCGGCTTCCTCCACCCAGCACCTGGTGATTCCTTCGAGGGATTTGATCTCCTGGATCGCGGTGTGCAGGCCCTTAAAAATAAACTCGGAGCGGAAGATCGGGCAAATGATCGCGTCTTTGTAGATCGTGAAGAAGTCCTCGAGGTGCAGGGCGTAGATCTGGTCAACGAGCAGGCGGTGCACGGAATCGCGGATTGAGTTCTGGTATTCCCTGGTGCAGAGGACGCGCTGGCGGGATCTCGACGCTTCGATCAGGAGCTTACGGGCAATGGTCCAGCTCGCGCCTTTCCCGCGGCCGCCTTCCGCGACGTTGTAGCGCTTGGGCTCAGCAAAGAAGGGATGGAAAACTTCTGGGTATTCGCATTCGATCTTTTCAGGGATCATTCGGTTTCTCCGGCTCCGCCGCTTTCGACGGGCGCACCGGAGCGAACACGGCAGGCGGGATGAAGAACGGCTCCCCTTCGTTTCCGGTGAGCTCTGTCTTTTGCGGGACCTTTCCGATCACGCGCTCGAGCATCTTGTCCAGGGTGTGGAAGTCCCCCTTCTTCATGCATTCCCGGATCACGCTGGAAATGATCACTTCGAGGGCTGTGGCTTCCGGGTGCTTGCTGAAGCGGACGAGCTCGTCGACCGTCATTTTCATCATCCGGCACAGAACCTCCGCGATCTCTTTTTTCGTGTAGTTCTTGAGCGCGGCAGGCGCTTCCGGCGGCCGGCCGGCTGGGTTTCCGCTCTGCCCTGGCTTGAATTGGTACGGTTTCAGGTGCTCTGCTGGGTTCTCGCTCATAACTGTTTCACGGCTGTTTTTCTGGCTGTTGGGCCCTGGCATAGACCGCTTCCCGGTCGTTCCCGGTAAAGGTGCACCAGCGTTCGATAATCACGTCGACGTATTTTGGGTCCAGCTCCATTGTCCGGCATTGCCGTTTCAAAAGATCGCACGCCAGAAGCGTGGAACCGGAACCTCCGAAGAGGTCAAGAACGATCTCCCCGCGCTGGGATGAGTTCGTGATTGCTTTTTTTACGAGCTCGACGGGCTTTTGCGTCGGGTGCTTATAATTATGCTCGCGGCTGAAGCGCCAGACCGTGGATCCGCCTTTCTCGTCTTTCTCGATCAGCTTTTTGAAAAGGTCCAGTAGCTCTGCGTCCGTCTTTTGCTCGGTCCATTCCGTGTATTGACAGCGGTCCCCGTAGAAGTTCAGCTTCGAGCCTTTCTGATGCGCGTAAAACATCGGCTCATGCTTCTGGCGGTAATCTCC